GGTAAAGAGGTCAATTTGGTAGGGTTCTACCAGTTTGCAATTCGGCATACCATAGTCGGCAACGATTTCTTCAACCTGTGCGACTATGTAATAATCATTCTTCAGTAGAAGTAGTTTCAGATTCTGCATCCTCTTCCTCCTCATAATAAAGTTCTTGTGCAAATCTTTCCATGTATACATCCAGGATGCCTTGCTCTACATCACTGAGAGAAATAACAGCATCATAAGGGACATTAAAAGAAATATCTGTAGTGAATGGATTCCACTTACTGAAGTTTACAGAATACTCTTCGTCATTATCCTGCCTAGGATTGAGTGTGAGGATGTAAGGACACTTCAATACTAAACAAATACCTTTACCTGTATTTTTATCAGTCATTTCAGATGCGCCAGCAATCACTCGCTCACCTGATTTGAATACAATAATCTTTGGGACCATAATAACCTCTGAAAGATAATTTATTATATCACGAAACAAAAAGGGGGGCAAGTGCTGATTCTGACCAGCACCGCCCCTGCGCCGACGATATTCAGTTTTTATTTATAGTGTTTTCTCCAGGGAAGTTTGAATTTCTATCCTCTGTTAAAAACTGTGGGTCTGAATGTTTCGATTCACCAATAGTGTAGGTGACTCTCTTCTGGTGCTCTGGGATAATTTTCTCCAGCGAGATTGATAGAAGTCCATCACTATACTGCACATCTGTTACTCTCACATCATCTGCTAGTTGCCATGAATTGTTAAAAGAGCGTTTCGACAATCCTTTGTGGACATAGCTAATGTTAGTATTTGCTTTCTCATGTCTGCTGGCAACTCTGAGAATGTTAGATTCTGTTGTGACTTCAATCTCCTCTGCTTTAAATCCTGCAAGAGCGATTTCAATTTCGTAATTACTGTTATCATGCTTGATGATATTATAGGGTGGGTAGTTTGTATTATGACCAGTCATCGAATCTAGTCGATTGAAAACTGTATCCAAACCAACTCCAAAGGGAGCATAAATGTCCCAAGCGTATTTTTGCATTTTCTTTCTCCTTTAAAAAGCGAGTTATAGAAAGGACCCCGAAGGCATCCATGCAATTATATATGACCGAACATAAAAAATGGGGGTGTAGATTACCCCCATGAAATTATTCGGTTGCCTCTACTTTCTTGCGACCAATATTATATTTACTTTCAAGAGTCCATTCATCCTTCTCTTTAAAAGCAAGGACTTTAATCTGGTTGAGGGGAGCAACGTCTGCAATAGATTCTGGTTTGGATACAGTAATCAATCCCCAATCAGAGAGTAACTGGACAATTCTGTTTCTACGTTGAATGTCATTCAACGAAAGATTAGTCTTCTTTCCATCAAGAGCAAACAACTCTTTGAAATGGACAATATAGTATTTACCTTGCTTATGCAGAATATGGCAAGATTGGTAAATAATCTTTTCTTTTCTGGATGCCACACCGATGCGAGTGAGAGTCTCACGAACCTTCAGAAAATCATCGGGCTCATTGAGAGTCACTTCAACCATATCAGTTTGACTCCACTTGATTTCTACATCAGTTGTCATCGTCTACCACCTTTATTTACTAAGCGTTTAATCTCTTCAAGTTGCTCATTAGTTAAAATCCTCAACGCTTGCAAAGCCTTATCGGTGTTATACCCATAATATTCTTTGACTGCATCAAGACAATCAATTGAAGACTTCTTCTCCCAAGGAGAGAATCTCTTCCTTGGCGTGATACTATTTATAAAAAAGTCATATTGCATCTTCTTGTCAAGATGAGAATTCATATTCATCTCGTTTGCAAACAAGACTGTATCAAGAAATCCCGAGAGACATTTATTTACAATGAAAGGTGGGTATGACTTAGCATCCTCCTCTTCATACAGATGCTTCTTCGACTGGTTAATTGAGTAGAGAATCTGAGACAGAGTTGGTGCGGTCATAATTAAACAATACTAATTCTTTTCTTTCGTGTTGGTCTTTCATGTAGTCACCTACAGACCTCATTGTGTAGGTGTGTTGGAATTCTCCGACTTGCCACCCTTCAAACCTCTCACGAATAAGTTGAGACGAGTTATAAGATATAAGTTGAGGACCGACGAAACAATCGCAATCAACAGCAAAGGTATCATGGTCGAAGAACTTGTGCATACCACCTCGCCTTCCGTATAGGTGAGATTTAATATCGTAGGGGGGGTCAAGGTAGGTGAATACGTCTCTAGCGTCGGTGAGTAACTCCTGGTAACTTGCATTTGTAATTCTCCAATCTTTAATTAATTCTGAGTATTCTGGGAGTTTTTCAATTCCTCGCATTGAGAAGTTAGACTCGGATGCCTGTTGTGAAAAGGATGAGGATTCAGTGAGACCAGAAAAAGAGCACTTGTTAATAATGTAAAAAGCACAAGCACGACGTAAATTGGATACGGAATCTTCATTGACAATCTCCTTTGATTCTAGAAAGATATTCTTAGCAGTGTCAGGAGTTGGGTTATCAATCTTACACTGTTTTAATTCTTCAGTAAGTGCCTGACCATTGTGCTGTAACTCTTTCCAAAAGTTATAAAGAGGTTCATACAAATCATTCACCCAAATGTTTAGGTGAGG